CTATAGGATCATCCTTTCTAGCTATCTTTTTGTGGTACTTGAAGGGGGACTCTTTATCCGAGTTGTAGCTTCGCCCACCATTATTCATATTGTTGCCCACTTCAGTAGAAAAATATAGTTCTTTACATCTACTATCCAATACCATTCTGTGAAACCACCGCTGTCCTAGGTACTGTTTGGCTGTAATTTCTTTCCTGATAAGTTCACCGTGGAGTATAAATCCAACTAGAACATCAAGAGAGGTTTTACAACCAAGCACGGCATCATACTGACCTAATATGATATCGTAGTACTTAGAAGGCGTAATGACATTCTTGCCAGGAATGACTAGTCTCTTTAAGATTACACTAGGTGGTGTTGTGAATTTCACAACATCACCATCATAGTATAGAACCTGTTTTAGAAAAGAACAACTCTTATCAGGATCATCTGATATTGGTTGTCCTTTCATTCTAACATCCAGATTCATGTCGAAACGTTTCTTAATCCATGAGATAAAGGTATCATTATTAAAGGATACCTTTTCATAGAAAAACAGCTCAAGATCGTCACCCGCTACATTGTAGTCATAAGGTGTCTTACTGAAAGCCGTATACTTCGAAGCGACTTCTTCTATGATTAGTGCATGGGCAATGGTATTAATTAATGACGTAAATACCGTCCCTGAAGGGGCACCACCTTCAACGCTCCATGTCCAACCGTCAGGAGAAACGATTTTCTTATAAAGAAAATTCCAACAAAAGTAACAGAACATAGAGTCTATCGCTTTTGATTTAGGGAACATTCCTCTAAGAACGGAAAACGCAGTGATAATTTTGTCTCTCTGCAGTGATGAATCCCAACTCTTCCAATCACCTTCGATCGCATAAGGATAAATCCTTTTCTTAGTAACTAAATCATTCCAACCGAAATGAGTTATAGCTTTACCAAGATTAATCGGTCCAAGAACGGAATCTTTAAAGAATTCTTCCGCTCTTGAAGTGAATGGACGGCCTAAGAGAAACATAACTTGGTCTTCTTCTTGGACGATTCTCGTCTTCAGATCTGAACCAGGTAAAACATCTTTAAACTGTTTCTCTCTTCCACCACACGTAAAGAAAGCGTCGCTGACCCTGAATTTTGGATTGGTCTCGTTTCTTTTAAAAATAGAAGCAGCAGCTGCAGCTGCAAAAGGCCAAGCCGTCTTCTTATCTTTAAAAGCGATTTTCCAATCACCACC